AGTTAACTTTTGCTTCTTCTTTAGATACTAAATAATTTAAAGTTCCTAAAACCATCAATAAACCCTCACTTTATCTGTATTAACATATGGGACAAGTTTACATATACACTCGTATGTATATTGTTCATTGTCTTTCATGTATGTTTGATTACTTAACATTTGACTAAAATCCATACATGATGCCGCACTTCTAAAATAAATTCCATCTCTATCAGCTACTCCATTAAGATAACATGCTAACATAAACGCTGTCATTATAAATCCACCTGTGGTGTTCTGTGTATTGCAAACTCTTGTATACTTGCAACTATATGCAATCTATCTGCTGTTGCTGCTGTAGCCTTTAATATCTCGCCCTCTTGCAATATTAAATCTCTTGTTAATAGTTCTATAGATGTATTTGCCGCAACTGCCTTTACGTTAAAAAGACTAAATACATCGCTGCCATTAGTAACTGTTAATGTTATTGTGTCTGAGCTACCAGAGTCGTTAGACACTATTATACTATTTATCACAGATGCGTTAAAATCTGCTGTAGTCGGTGCTGTATATAAAGTTGTTATATTAGTTGTAGTCAAGTCTAACTTAGCATTTGTTAAACCTTGAACATATTGTGGTATACTTGTAACTAGCATTATCTTCTTCCATCTTGCACAATATTCACTTGAGGTGAGCCTAACTTAAAAGATGTGCCTATCTCTGTTGCCTCAACACGCATAGCAAATGTTCTACCTCTAACTCTTACATCTAATTTTTCTGTATATACTTCTACAGGTGTAGTTGCTGTTCTTTGCGATGTATTACTATCATCTGTCTGCGTAAAACCAGATCCTGAATGTGTTCTAGCTTTTATTGTGAAATCAACTTGTGGGTTAATGGATGTAGACCCTGCAAAACTAATATCTGGAACTATCCTATTAATAGACGAAAACCTTTCTGCTCCACCCAAAGCCATTGGCGCAGACTCAACAAATGATGTCATAGCACTGCCATCATCATCAAATCCAGTTTCATGATTAAATAAATATTGACCACCAGTAGCTATTGGCAATGATCTTATACCTCTATCAAGCCATGCCTGTCTAGCAAGTGTGCCAAAATACCAAATATTTTCTAAGTAATTATAGATTACATATTTGTCTATTTCTGTGCTACTTGCACTAGGATAAAACCACCACACCTCACTAAACTCTGTATTAGCTCCTACATGTACTTTGTTTCTTTCTTCAACATTTAAATCAAGAAATACTTTGTCTTTTACAGTACATGGCAACTGCTGTGTTTGTCCTGAGTAAATATAAAATGTATCTACACCCATCCAGTAAACATTATCATCTATTGCTATGGCTGATGATGGACTCATTATTGTTATGTTCTTCGATAGTTCTTTGATACCAAAAGTAAATGGTGGTCCTATAAATCTCATGGCATGTAAGGTCTTATTTGTAAAAACTAGTATCTGTTCTTTTGTTTCTACAGCTTGCACAAAGGTAGATCCCCCACCTAATCTAAGATCACCTGCTGTGTTAGTGGTTGTTGGAAAAAAATCAACAGGATTTTCCTGTGATGAGAATCTAACTAACAATGGATCTTGCACCCCATCACCCTGTGTTGCTGTAGGTGTGGCTCCCAATCCATCGCAACCAAAAACAATCACATGTCTATCTTGGTCTGATACAAGAACCTGTTTAGCTATTGTTGGAACACTTGTTTCTCCTGAAAATATACTTGTAGCACTAAGCTCTATAGCTCTGTTACCAAGCCCAGTAGTTTTATCCCAATAAAATAATCCACCATCTCTAGGATTTATTATTAAATCTTCTCCAAAATTATCATGTGACCATGTTCTAATTTGTGCACCAGGGGTAGTTACAGATGCGGCATTACCCCATCCAACAAAATCATTGGCAGAATCTGCATTGCCAACAGCTAATCTTACAAGTGTGTTATCTGCATGTGTTGCTGCAGTTGTGCCGCTATGCCCACGAGTAACAGTCATAGTATTATCATCAGCAGTTGCTGATACAAGCATAAGCTCTTCTTCTACAAGTATTACATCATTAGCGGTATTCATGCCTGTTTCATCATCAACATCTACATCAGTTTCACTTGCATCTAATGCTTCATTTAATTGCGTTGCCAAAGCACCAGATGTTGTACCACTCCACTGTCCTGCGCCCCATCCTGTACCACCAACTGTTACATCTAATCCAACATTTAATTGATATGTGCCAACAACACTGCCGCCACCATTGCCTGTGTCAGATGAGTTAGCTGCAACACTAGATGTTATTGTATAAGCATTAGAACTTATCAATGATGTTATCTGAAACTCTGCATTAAGTATCGTAGCTGTTATAACTCCGCCTAAACTAACAGCACCAGAAAATGTAACAAAATCATTTTCATTAGCTCCATGAGCAGGGTCTGTTACAGTTATTGTGGTAGAGCCATTAGTTGCTGCAAATGTTACATCACCTGCTCCTGTTGTAGATCTAATAGGCGTTATATCACTAAATGTTTGACCTTCTTCTATGTAGTATTTTAAATGCGTGCCTACACCCATAAAATCAGAGCCATCCAAAGCAACCCAGTTATGTAATCTTCTAGCGCTACCTAAATATGTATTAGGGCTAAACTTTTCCCAGCCACCTATCTTTTCTGGAGAACCTAATCTAAATCTTATTTTATCGCCATCAACAAAACCACCCTCATTACTGTAAGGCGTAATATCTGATACAATACCTGATTTAAATACTATTTTATTTAAAGGCATTATGCTGTACCTCCAGTTAATGATCCACTACCACTTGATGTTACATTGCTAACACCTTGTATGGATTTGCCAGATGCTCCACCAGAGCTTCCACTTGATCCATTTGTCGGTGCAGTAGCTGGAAAACTCACTGATGAACCACTGCCATTACCGCCTGTTGATCCACTTGACCCAGCGGCACCAAACGCTCCACCAGCACCGCCAGCGCCACCTGCACCTGCATTATTAGATCCAGATCCACCACTTGATCCTAATCCAGCAGATTGATTGTATCCTTGACCAACGCCACCTGCTCCACCAGAACCACCATCTTGTGTAGCTAAACAAGTGCCAGAAACAGAACCAGTTAAAGTGTTATAATAAAAGTTTGGAGCGTTAGTTCCTTGATGTGCAGTTGTACCAAAAACAGTAAAATATGTGGTTGTCGACGCTGTAATACCTGCTGTACCGCTATTAGATACAGTGGTGCCAGAGCTTGATGTGCTTGTACTTACAGATATTTGTGGTGTTCCATATCCACTTCCATATAAAGAACTAATAGAAGCTGAAACAGTGTAAACGCCAGTTGTATTAGTTTGTGCAGAAAAATATATTGGACCTCTGTTTGCACAAGACCCACTTAACCCTGTTCCTGCGCCACCTAAAGAATTTAAATCAAACTGTGATGGATTAATACCTCTGCTAAACTGCCCTCCAATACCACCCCATTGCCTATCTGCAACAACGCCTTTACCATCTAAATCATTTCCAGAACCACCATAAGTAGTAAACCAACTTGGAGCATTGTTTTGTGGTGAAGACGTACCTCCGCCACCTTGATCTACTAAACTTGAAAAGGTAGCATTTGCTGTAAATACACCTTTACCACCAGCGCCTCCTGCACCACCACCGCCACCACCTGCTTTGATTGTACCGTTATTTACTAGTGTGACTGCAACACTACCATCAACTTGCAAAGCATTACCACCTGCCGCTCCTGCCGCTCCACCTGCGCCCTCTATACTACCATTATTAGTTATGGTTATTGTACCTGCGCCAGTGCTATCTATTTTCAATGCTGGAGCAGAGGTGCTAGTAGCACCCACAGTTTGTGATGAATTTATAACTATTTCTTTTGGATAGTTAACTGCGAAGTCATCACCAAAAACACCAACACCACTTTGATCTGTAGCAGTAGATGCATATGTTTTTCTAAAGGCTCTAGTCTGTCCATAAAAATCATTAATAGATAGTGGACTGCTATTTGCACTTGTTGGCACATCTGCTGATAAATTAGTCGCTGTATTGTTAGAAGCATTTGCTCTAACTAAAGAGCCACCTCTATAGTAATCATTTAATAAAATAGGGGCAGATGAGCCATTGTTATACTCATCTCTTATATCTGATAATGATATTGCACCACTAGATTGTAATGTCATTATAAACTTGTTCCAAACGCTGTTACATTGTTAGCTGATGTTACTGCACCATTAGATCCTAATTTAAAAACTGTTGTGCCATTATATTTAAATAATAACTCGTTATCGCCAGTATCTAATGATATTGCCCATTTACTAGAGCCAAACAATATTGCGTTTCCATTCGTGTCCAAGTCTCCTCCAAGCTGGGGAGTCGGATCTGCAACTAAATCTGTTGGTGCAATAGATGTTACATTAGCATTAGCACCTGTGCCATCTGCGAATAGTATTGCTGTTAGTCCAGTAGCAACCGCAACTGTGCTACCACTGCCACCACCTTGTTTTACTGTAGCTGTTTGACCACTGCTATTCTGAATAAAATACCATTTTTGCTGATCGTTAGGATCTATTGTTAAATTAAACGCCCCTGATGGAGATCCTGCTAATATAATAATTTTAAACTGACCATTAGATAATGTACCATCACTTGTTGTAAGTGTTGTGTTACCTGTGATTGTTAATGTGACGGCTCCATTCAAAGCCCTGTCTATTATGTCAAGGTTATTGTTTGTGGTATTACCCCAAGTACCAGCCTGTTCTCCAGAACCTATTTTTTCTATTCCAGTATTTGATGTATATGTACTTGCCATTTTTACCTCACTGTATTTCTGTCCAAGTTTCTGTGCCTGATGGCGTTATCTCTGTCCAAGTCTCTGCACCACTTGGTGTAATCTCTGTATATGTTTCAGTTGTAGCATCAGTTACAACGTCTACAAACATTATATCTCCTGATGCTGTTTTTGTAAAATTTAAATCTGCTGATGCTGATGTAATGCGAATAGCTAAAGCATCTGTTATTTGCGTAAACTCTGTAGTAAAAGTTGCATCCACAAAGTTTACAATTTTAATATCTTCTGTAGTCTGTGCAAAATCAAAACTTAGATCTGCATTAGCACTACCAGTTATTAAAATACCAGCCGTGGTCTTTGTAAAGTTAGCGTCTAATGTTGCAACACCAACAAGCTCTCCTACACCTACAGAACTTGCAGATGAGATACCACTCATCTCTGCTGTTGCTACTTGTAATACGCCACCTACATCAGC